TTATATAAATATTTTAATCCAATCTTTACCCCGATCATCATGATATCGAGCCGTTTGATTCGGTGACTTATGACCTAGCAACTTCTGAGTATCTATCCCTTGAATCTCATATAGTCTTTCCGCTAACGAGCGTTGTTCATGGAAAGTAGCTGGCGTGCCATTCCCCCAATTTATGTCTGATTTATCACGAGCCTTACTGAAGTTCATTGTTATTGTGTTCGACTTTACCTGAGCACCTCGTTCTGCCATTGAGGTTGCCCGAAAGAAGTGGATTAGGTATGGACTCACTGCATAGTCACGGCAACGTGCAACTACATCCCTCAAACTCCAGTCAATCGCGTTAAGCCTTAGGGATAGAGGGATCGCTAGCTTGCTCCCTGTTTTCTCCTGAACGACATGCAGATGGTCATCCCAAATATCGCTAAACTTCATGTTGGAGATATCCCCAAGGCGTTGACCAGTAACGAGTGCCAATAGCATTGCATTACCCATGTATTGATGGCGGGCATCAGCTATCTCGAAAATCTTTTGCCATTCGTCAAGGTTAAGACGCTGTCGGGTAATCCGTCGGCGTGGTTGTTTTGTAGCAAGAGCCGGGTTATAACCCGGCGGTACCTCGCCATAATGCTGTGCTTCCTTGAAAACATCGATCAAAACAGAGCGGATTACCTGGGCCATCCTCGGTTGACCCTCTGCAACATAGGACTCCAGTATCTGGGCAACATCCCGAACATCGACGGATGAAATCAATTTCATTCCCACGCTCTCACGAAGTAGGGCTACTGGTTTAGCCTTTTGTTTATGAGTGTTCGGCTTGATATCACCATTCTCCAGTCTTTCATCCTGAATTTTCCAATAACGATCTAACCACGTATTTGTTGTTATCGCCTTTTCTTTGCTGGTGGCGATCTTGTCACTGAGAGCCAAAACCTGCCTAGTGCGCTGTTCAGCTAGTCGCTCATTAGCTTCGATTGCTATTGCTGTTGCTTCAGCCTCGTTAGTTCCGAGGCTGTGAAATTTACCAGTAATAGGATGCTTATAACGCCAGTAGATTTTATTTACCTTACGACTGTAGAGCGGATAAAGATTAGGTATCTTAACGTTGTTTTTACGTGGTCGGGCAGCCATCAGACAGTATCCTTTGAAGCATAGGAGAATCAGATTTTTTAATAACGGGCTGGGTTAAATTACCTGTAATCTCGGCATCTTCTCTTACCCGCCAGTATCTTCCTTCTTTGGTGGCCGGGGGAGTGAACATGCTCTCTTTAGCGTATCGGCGTAAAGTATTCAGACTTGGGGGATTACTCCGGTATTTTTCCGCAGCCCATTCTTCTAAAGTCAGCATTTGAAGCATATGATTTACCTCATAATGGCCCATATCAGAGCCATTTTCTGAAATTAAAAAATCAGTGTTCAGTCAGACGCTGCCAGATTGCAGACACGTATTTGATCTGATGATGAGCATCCGAAATAGCCTTGTGAGGTTCTCCCTCAAATGGGATCTCATAGCGAGGCTTGCAGCCAACGGCTTTACCCAACTCGACAATTGTTCTTACATCCCGGTTATTCCAGAACTTCCATGGGCAGGGGATCCCCGTCCGGTCGTAAGATGCCTCAAGCAGGACATTGTCATAAGTGGCACCATTACCCCAGACCTGAACAGAATCAGGGCCGTTAACCGCATTCTCGCCTATAAACTCATTTAGCTGCAGTAATGCATCATCGAGCGGAATAGCATCATCCATCACTAACTCTGAACGAGCTTCAGGTGAAGCTTTGAGCCAGAATATTATCGTAGATGCATCCGGAACCCCGCCGCTGGCCATTGAAGATTCCAGGCTAATCACTTTGTAAAATTCCGATCCGGTATTACCTGTAGATGGATCAAAGAACACAGCTCCGATAGATACGACTGGCGAATCAGCCTTTTTACCAAACGCTTCAATGTCGACCATAAGGTGTGTATAGAGCATTTCAGGCTCGGCATGATTATGATGACCGGAATCATTATTTATAGCAGCTGTGCTGTTATAAGTTTCAGTAGTGCTTGCGCCTGAGATAGTTTCTTCCGTGACTTCTGATAACGCAGCACAGTTCGGGGTTTCATCATTACCAGTTTCTTCCATCTGCACATTATCGACGTACTCCGCTGCGGTATCTTGTTGGTCGATTTCAGCGTTGCTAGTGGCCAACCCTTCAATAGAAAAAAGACCATTACCAACTTTTTCGAGAACCGGCTGCGTGTCGCCGTCGACCTGAGTCCACTCATTCTGGCCGCCAGTTTCAACAGCAGAGTCATTAGTTACCTCGTTTGTCCAGCTCACCTCAGGGTTATGGCGCGCAGCCGCAAGAGTTTCGTCTGATGGAGCAGAATGTTCGCTTTCAGTCAGGTTCGCGTTAATGAATCCGCTGAGACGTGCCGGATACAGGTAATGCTCTGGGTGAGCGCTGCGGATAAGTGCAAAAATAGCTGCACGCGAGTAATCCAAAACTCCCGGAGTTGCACGAAGAGCTTTAGACCATTCTTTGAATGGACATTCTTTTTTACTCACGATCTCTTTTGCCCGACGGAAAACACCACCAGGGATATCATAAATGTTGAAATCCATTGGTAACGTGGCCAGCGCAATCTCTAAATCGAGAGTGTCTAGATCATGTTTAAGGTCAGGGTTTCTGTCGGTCTTGTTGCCTCCGCCAGCATTCGTACCGCTTTCAGTACGCTGTATTTCTGCAACGCGACTGCCTTTGGCCCATTCTTTTACCAGCAGGCCGCGGTCAATGTAATCAGTCGCCGCCCAGATTCTGGTGAATCGGAGAACCAAAGCGAGTTCGTGACGCTTTTCCTGGCTAAACACTTTGCGAATGGCGTCGGTATAGCGCCAAAGGTCTTTAGCATCGTAACCCTTAACCTGTTCGCAGTTTTCTGCCGCCAGCAGCAGGTTCTGGACATAGCTATTGTCAGTGTCCATCTCCAGCGCGCTGATACCTTCGTATTCTTCGCGGGTTAAGTGGTGGCGCAGTTCGTCGGAGGTGAACTGGGCGAGTACCTGCTTGCGGAAGGGCATGCGTACGACTGGATAACGTGTGGTTTCGTCATCATTCTCGTCAATCTGGATACCGTTATCAGGTTCAAGACCCTGATCTGCTATAACACCGGTGTCGCTGGTGCTTTCAGATTTCACATGGGTAAATTTGCTGCTACGCCAGGCTTCGACTAATTGGTTGCGATCGTTGGCATCTGCTTTAGCCCAGTCAGCCATGAATGCAGCGATATTTTCAGTTTCGTGAACTTCATCTGGCGCGAATACCTGCTTAATCGCCTGAACGAGTTTCCACTCAGCGTTCAGGCTGAGTTCGGTAAATTCAGGGATGTCGTTCTTCGCCAGCAGCAGTTTCTGAAGATAGGTGTTGCCTTCATCCAGTGACATTTCGCTGGCAGCCAGCTGCTGCTCTTTAGTGATATGTGACTGGTATTTGTCGCTGGTCAGGTGGACGGCATAACGAACCGCTGGAGTGCGGTTTTCAAGCGGGACAGTCTCGACGGTAGTTTCGACTTTAACGGTGGTTTCCGGTGCGGCAGAGTTGTCCACGGGTCCAGTCGACCCATCACCAGCCTTTGGCAGCCAGGTGCGTCCATCGTCCTGCAGTTCGTAGCGTTTGCACCAGGTGTAATCCACTGTGCTTTCTTCCGGCAGGTCGTTGTAAACAGGGAAATCGGTACGGACAGGCTTGCTATAATCCTTGCCCCGGCCGGTTTCAATGCCAGCATCTTCCAGCTCTACATCCAGCTGCAAATTGGCTCGCGCTTCTGATTTAGCCGTGAACCAGATAACGGCATCTTCTTTGCCGGATTTCTGTGTTGCCTTGATTAAATGAAAGAATTCCATATCGGGCCCTTAATTTTGGTTGTAAGATACCCGCAGCTAGTGATTGCCGCCTTGGGTAGTGGTCATTGGTCAAAACTCGATTCCGGAAAGCTTTGGTCGGCTGACCGGGTACTTAACCCGCCTTGCGCGGGTTTTGTGCTTTTAGGGGCTGGTAACAGCCATTGGTCATAACTCGATTAAAACTTGAAAGCAGGCTGTTGGTCTCCAGCCGGTTTATATGGGTAACACACTCCTTTAATGTGCTGCTCTTTGGCAGCTGCATCACAGCCAGATTCGGTTTTGTATACACCGAGCATGATGTCTGAGCATTCCCCGGTGAGGGCACAGACGGTAACGATCAGGGCAAAGAATGAGCTCATGCTTTTAGCTCAGGATTGCCTTTTTGGGCCAGTAAGTAGCAAAGCTTACGAACCAGAACTTCAAACAGATTTAAGCGAACGGTTTGGCAGCCAGCTTTTTTGCGTGCGAAATCGATCATGGTTAACTCCTATGTGCCTTTAACGCTTGGCTGGTGGACCGGTAAACCTGCTGCGCGATTGTCTTGCCATCTCACCTTTGTTTCGTATGCTGCCGGCAGCTACTTCCTGGGCATCCTGCCTGTTCGCTCTGTTTACCCTTATCGCCGGGTAGGCGGAACGTTTACTGATTACTGCTGTTAAGTTTTGATAACGCTGATTGTTATTTAAACCTAACAAGCAGTCAAGTGTAAATTTAGTAAAACCTAACAGAAGAGGTGCGGAAAACGCAAAAAGGCCGCTATTGGAGCGGCCTATGAGGGTGAAAATTATTTGATGTCGAGGTTTTTGAGGATCTGCAGGATTTCTTCTTTGCTTTTGGTTTTTATGAGGTCATTGAACGTTTCATCATAGTCCTTGACCTTATCCCGCAAATTGATGATGTGTTGTTCTTTCTCTGCATTAGGAAGCTTGTCGAAGAGCTCTAGAAGCTGATGCTGCTGTGGGGATAACAATCTGTAGGATTCGGCTGGTGGTGGTTCATACCCCTCATCACCCTTAATAATCCAGCCCGGCTCTACCTTCAGTGCTGCAGCAAGTTTGAATAGGTTATCGCCTCTCGGTGAGGTTTCATCACGTTCCCACTGAGAGATTGTGACATGGGCAACCCCAGCCTGTTTACCTAGGCTGCGCTGGGTATATTTCAAGGCAGAGCGTCGCTCTTTTATACGCTGACCGATCGTTTTCATAGTTCGGAAATCCTAACGCGCATTGACTCTTGTTTCCTTAACATATAAAGTTAGGAAAACTTACCAAGGAGAACCCAATGAAAACCGAAGATGTAATAAAACACTTTGGGAAAAAAGCCAATGTGGCGAGAGCTCTCAACATCGCTCGATCCTCTGTCAGTGAATGGGGGGAGTTGGTCCCTGAACGACGAGCCGCGCGACTGGAAAAGATAACGGGTGGTGCATTGAAGTACGACTCAGTTTTGTATGAGTACAAAGATAACCCAAAAGATTCAAAGGAGTCTGACTGATGGAAATCAAAAAACTAGCATGTGAGCTGGAGTCCTGGGCGCAGGAAAAGGGCTGGAAGACGGTCACGCAGCTGATAACCCCGCATCATTTCGGTGATTTGCTGCTGTCTCTCAATGACGTAACTGACCCTGACGAGTATGCGCGCCGGCTGCACAACAACAAGCAAATTATTCAGCGCGCGTTCAGAAACGATACACCTAATTATCTCAAGCAGGCAGAGGCGCTGAGTTATGCGGTGCGCGCCGCGATTGATACCCAACTGGAGCTGAAGGATTGCATGTTCTACCGAGCCGCCAAAGTGAACAAAGAATGCATCGAAGCCACCAACGCGGTATTCACCGGCAAACCGCAACCGGTTATCAGGCGAGAAACTTTGGAAGCGATCGATGCGCTGGCGCAGCTGGTTGGCGTCAAAGTGAAGCTGATTTCGACTTGTTCGAACATAGCCTAGTTCAGTTGTATTGAGGTGTTCTATGAGCATGGAACTGATGGTTCAGGCGATGAAGGTCAAGGTAGGAAATCCGCTGCGCAAGCTGGTTCTCCTTAAGCTGGCCGATAACGCCAGCGACCAGGGCGAGTGCTGGCCGAGCTATCAGCATATAGCTGATCAGTGCGAGATCAGCCGTCGTTCCGTCATGAATCATGTTGCCGCGCTTTGTGAGTCTGGCCTGATGCGAAAAGAGACCAGATCAGGCCCGAAAGGTAACGGCAGTAATTTTTACCGACTAACCCTGAACGGTGCAAATACCAGTTCGAGGGTAGTGCAGGAAATTCACCAGGGTGGTGAAGCAAATTCACTAGGGGGTGGTGCAGGAGATTCACCAGATGGTGAATCAAATTCACCAGGGGGTAGTGAAAGAGATTCACCCAGAATCAGTCACTCTTCTGAACCAGTCAAAGAACCAGAAAATCCTTCTTGTCCGGACGCTCCGCCGTCGGACGGAAAGATGTCAAAAAACGAATTTTTAAAGCGCCACCCTGAAGCAGTGGTATGCAGTCCCGCGAAACGCCAGTGGGGAAGCCAGGAAGATTTGACCTGTGCGCAATGGATTTGGAAGCGTGTGCTGAAACTTTACGAAGAGGCAGCAACCTTTGACGGCGAGATTGTTCGTCCGAAAGAGCCGAACTGGACGGTCTGGGCGAATGACGTTCGACTGATGCGCTCACTTGATGGGCACACTCACAAGCAGATTTGCGAGATGTTCAGGCGTGTTCAGAGCGATCCGTTCTGGGTTCGCCAGGTTAAATGCCCGGCGAAACTCCGCGAAAAATGGGATGACCTGATACTTCGCCTGGCGTCAGCGGGAGCGGGGCATTACCAGGCTGGTGGACGGGATATAAATCAGATCTCCCGTCCAGATAACACCGTTCCGCCAGGATTCAGGGGGTAAGCATGCAAAACGCAGGTTCGATTCTCGATCGCCTTCGCCGTGTGATTCCGGCAGGCATTGAACCCAAATTCAAAAGTGCAGCTGAGTTGATGGCCTGGCAGCGTGAAGAAGGGCAAAAGCGCGCAGCGGAAATCGACAAGCTCAACCAGCAGGTACGGGCAGAGAAAATTTTTGGGCGATCCGGAATCCAGAACCTGCACCGCAGCTGCAGCTTCGCGAATTACATGGTGGAGGGCGATGGCCAGCGCCATGCGCTGAGTATGGCAAAGAGCTATGCGCAAAATTTTGGTACCGGATTCGCCAGTTTCGTTTTCACAGGAAAGCCAGGTACCGGGAAAAATCACCTCTCAGCGGCCATTGGAAATTATCTGCTGAAACAGGGCCGAACGGTTCTGATTGTTACGGTGCCGGACCTGACTCTGCGCGCCAGGGCCTGCTACGACGAAGGGCTGTCTGAAGCCGCGTTGCTGGATGACCTCTGCAAAGTGGATCTGCTGGTGCTCGACGAAGTCGGCATTCAGCGCGATAGCCGCGGCGAGAAAGTTTTATTGAACCAGATTATCGATCGCCGCCTGGCCGCAATGCGCCCGGTTGGCGTTCTGACCAACCTGAATTACGACGCGCTGGTAGAGACCCTGGGGGCAAGGGTTATCGATCGCCTGCGCATGGATAACGGCATTTGGGTGAACTTTGACTGGGAGAGCTATCGCGGAAACGTTAGCCACCTGAGACCTGTTAAGTGAATTTTGAGGAGAAAATTATGGAAACCGTACTGGATGCACTGAAAGCCATGAAAAAAGCAACATATCGCGAGGTTGCTGCCCGTCTGGAAATCGAGCCCGTTGAAGCGCTGAACATGCTGCGCGAGCAGAAAGAGCAGGGACTGTGTGATTTTGCTGACGGCGGCTGGTTCCTCGGTACCGCGACAGAGCAGAAGCCGAAGCGTATCAGACCCAAGCAGCAGTCGCCGCTGGTTGAGAGGGTGCTGTCAGCAATGCAGGGCCAGGGGGCAATGACCGCCAATCAGGTCGCAGAAAAACTGGGTAAAGTTTCGCGAGCCCTGAATGCTTCGCTGGGTGCAATGTGCAAGGACGGTCTGGTCCTGCGCCATGTTGACGGTAAAAACATCACCTGGAGTCTTGCGGGTGAACCGGTCACTAAGCCAGAACCGCAGGAACCAGCGCCAGAGGGTTGCGACCAAGCAGCTGCGCCAGCCAGCAAATCCACTGCTGAAATTATTCAGGATATCCCAGCTTTCGCCAGCCGCCCTGATGACCTGATTATTCCGTCATCGCGCTATATCTCGACCGAAATCCGCCGCACGAAAACGAAGCTAGCAAACCTGCAGCGTCTGCAGGGCGCCGTTCGCGAGCTGCGCCGCCACAAACATCTGCTGCAGGGGATGGGAAATGACTGATTTGCCGAAATGCCCTGTATGCGGCATGTCTCCTGCACTGAGGGTCCGCAGTCGCGGGATGAACTGGGGGTCTGCAGAGGTCCGCTGTTCGAACGGTTGTCCTGGTGTCCGCGCGGGATTTTCGTTCCCGCCTGATGGAGAGGCAGCGGCCCGGCAGTTGCTTAAAGAAAAATGGAAAGAGTTAGCGGGGGCAAAGTTAGCAATGTGGAGGGGCTAGTGACGTCTCTGCAGGAGGTGAAACAGTGTATCTGATGGAGCTGTTATCAGGGGCTATATGGCTGGTGGTTTTAATCCTACTGGTGGTGCTGGCTATGAGAAGAATTGATTATTGATTAAGCACTTACCCGCTCCGGCGGGTTTTTTGCGCCCAAAATCTTGACCCTCGTTTTTTTGGTGTTACTGTATAAATATACAGTTAATTATCAGGGGGTGGTTATCATGGGTTTTCCATCACCAGCAGCAGACTACGCAGAACAGACGCTCACTATCACCAGCCTTTGCGGCTATGACGGCAACTGCCGCACCATCGAAACATCGGCCGGGTACGCGATCATAAACGTCGCCAGAAAGCCGGAAAAAGGCGACACAGTCCTGATTTCGTTCTGCGGAAGTCTGGACTTCGCAAAAGTCCAGGGGAAGGCACTGATCACTCAGGATGGAGAGGCGATTGAGGGTGATGTGCTGGATGATGCAACCGTAATGGGAGTCGTAACGCACCTCTTAAATCGTGTGACCGATATTGATAATCGACCTGTTATTTAAAAGTCCGGATCTGATTCCTGTGTCTAGAAAACAGATCGGTTAGACAGGTCAATTACGGTTAATTGATCTTTCTAACCTATTAGACATCTGGTTAGCGAAAACCTTAATGAAATCTGTTCACAGGGAGAAAAGGACAACCCCCGCAAGGGGAAATCCATTTTTTAGGGATGTGCCCATGAAATTGAACGAATTTGCTGCCGGTCTCACCAAAGACGGAATGCTAGTTTTATGCCTTACTGATGGTGAAATAACAGACTACCTGGTGACCAGAAAGGCATTGCGCACACTGATTCGCCGGGAAGGAGGCGGCATTTCAGCCCAGGTTCTGGACGATGAAGATCGGATTATCAACTTGAACTCCCTGCCAGAAGCACTCAAGGTTCTCAAGCTGTAAGTGTTCATTTATAATAATCAAACGGGCTGAACACCCACTGATTACTGCGCCGACCTGAGGAATCAAAATGGCGCAGAGCATTACCCTAAACAACACTCACCGCCCATCTATGTGCGGTGTTTCTGCTTATGCTGGTGGTCCAGCATGAAGAAAGCAGATAGCCTCCATCTTTCGCGTGTGGCCGCGTTGGGCTGCATCGTGTGCAGAAATCAGAACCTGGGCGAAACGCCTGCGGAAATCCACCACATCCGAACCGGGCAGGGCGCAAGCCAGCGCGCTGACCATCGAAAATCAATTCCTCTGTGCCATATGCACCATCGCAACGGCGGTTATGGTGTAGCCATTCATGCTGGCCGTAAGCAATGGGAGAGAAACTTCGGTACCGAGTTGCAGCTGCTGGAGCAGGTCCAGTTAGAACTGGGAGTGTTCTATGCCTAAATACCTCATCACTCCTGTCGGAAAACCACGCATGACCCGCGCTGATAAGTGGAAGCAGCGCCCGCCGGTGATGCGCTATCGCATGTTTTGCGATGAAGCCCGCCTGCATGGAATTCGGGTGCCGGAGAACGGCGCACATATCACATTCGTTTTGCCGATGCCGACGAGCTGGACCAAGAAAAAACGCGCAGCTATGGACGGACAACCCCATCAGCAAAAGCCCGACCTGGACAACTTAACAAAATCTCTGTTGGACGCCTTGTTTGAGGATGATTCCCACATTTGGGACGCCCGGACATCAAAAGTATGGGGCGAAACCGGAATGATAATTATCGAAAACATTGGAGAGAAAAATGCGTGACATGTATGAGGTAATGGATCGCTGGGGTGCCTGGGCTGCAGCTGATAGCAGTGGAGTCGACTGGCAGCCTATCGCTGCTGGTTTTAAAGGGTTGCTACCGCATGGTAAAAAGTCACGCCTGCAATGTGATGATGATGAAGGGATCATGATTGATGGTTGTATCGCACGTCTGAAGAAATATAAACCTGAAGAGTACGAGTTGGTTATTGCCCATTTTGTAATGGGGATCTCATTACGAGCAATTGCTAAAAAGAGAAGATGTGCAGATGGGACTGTAAGAAAGGAAATGGAAACTGCGCTTGGATTTGTTGCTGGAGTGTTAGCAATATTGAGCAATTAAACCAATGGAGGGAATCCCTCCATTGGTTAGTTGTCATAACGCGCAACACCTTCATGAAATCTACAGAAATGAATAGATAACTTGAAAAGCAGAATGTAAAAACCAACCTGGCTTAAAGTTAGGATTTTATCCTGTTTCTCTAGGGATGTACGTAATTGTTCGGTGGGGATTTGGTGAACATCATCAAGAAAAATAATGCTCTCCGGAATATGGTCACATTCAGGTAAATAAACGATATTTGTGACTAATTGTTTTTTAATGGCATCCAACTTCGCTACAATAGTATCTTCCGGAATTTTTGCGCCTCGAAGTTTTTCTACCATGGCGGCTAAATTAACTAGGGGCGCAAAAACTGCACGCATAGGAAAGTCACGTTTGTTTTGAGTGTCTATGTCACAACTATTACTTAAAATAATACCTTTTATCTGTCGAGAACCCTGGGGGCCATATATGGTTAATCCTTGAAAAACATCACCTTGCAATGCTGCTGTTTTTAAATCGACAGGATAGTTGGATAAATAGTAGTTAGTGTTATCAGGGAAATCTTCTAATGCTTTAACAAGCCCTTCTTTTTGTGGTTGAGTAAGGTAGTATGGTATTTGATCTTTAAATTTCTCAACATCAAGAAAAACATTAGTGCTCATGGATTAGTCCAGATAAATATCCCATAAAGAATCGGCGATCACCGATTCAATTTCACTTCCCAATATAATTTGGCTGGAAGACATGGCACCGTAGAATTTAGAAACGGCAGACGCGAATCTGGCATCATTAAAGCCACTTTCATCGCTCTTATACATAGCAAGAGTTGGTGTTGTAGATGGCATCAGATTCTTATAACCAGGCAAGTTTTGTGAACCAGATATTGAAGTGCGCTGAATGGGGCCAGAAAGCAAATCCTCTTTAGCATCAATTGCAGAAGATGCAATGTATAACCCACACATTAGGCAACCTAAAAACTGAGCGTGAGTTTTATAACTAGTCGTATTCCTGTAGAGATTAGACATAATTTACTCCTAGTATACTGGTTCTAATTCTTCTAATGTACTTTCTCTGATGCAACTGAAAAAAGTAATTTTATTGCATTCATGCAGTTTATCTAGAGCACTCTGTCGATCGTTATTAAACGAAGTGATTTCAGACTCGTCTGTAATTCTCTTGACAGTATCAATATCTAATATCAAACCGTTACGATTATATGTTTCATTACCAGACAAAACTAATGCGTGACTTACTACTTGAATAATATTGTCAAAGGTTTGGTCAGGTTTATCTAATCGTAACGTGATTGGGTAAGAGGACATAGACTCTCCTGCCATCACAACATCAATATTTAGTTTAGGGAATAAATTATCACTATCTTTAGATTCAAAGAAATCAACATATTTGACAGAGTATCTACTAATGTTGTTATTAAGATTCAGTTTATCAAGCTCAACTAAAACCTTTAATATCATGCTCTTAAAATGCGTCCAGCCCTTGTAAGTACCAGAAGTTGATATAACTATGCCATGATCGCTAAGGCCAATGTAATAGTCTTCAACCTCTAACCGTGAAATTATTGCATAATGCAACTGTTCATCGTCTTCCCTAACATTTTTCGGAATTTGGCTAGGCGGCAAGCTCATCACTGGCTTCTTGCAACCTAATGCATGAAAAAGAAACCCCGGAACAATTTCAGAAACTTGGGTCTCTTTAGAGTAACGTAACTCGAAAGCAGCCTCGATCACTGGTTGCTTCTTCAACGAAGTCGGAATGCGCATTTAGTATCCACTGGTTAAAATTTGAGCTATAGGTTTTCTTTGGACATAGCTACCGCACGAGCCTTGCAGTAAGACTCAGAGAAGGGATTAGCGAGTAAGTCTTTGTTCGCTACTTTATGATGCGGATAAGTATAAGGTTAACTCATTGCCCCTTCCAACTTAATTTGCTCACGCGTACGCATTTCTTGTTGTATCGTGTTAAGAGTGCTCTTTATGCCACAGTCTTAAATCTCTTTCTAAACCCCGTCATTACGGGGTTTTGTCATTTCTAAAGGTTGCCTACGAACTGCCTTTCACCTTTGTTACTAAACAGCCCCCCGTCATCACGGAGGTGGAGACCATGAAAATGAATGATTCAGGGAACATCTTCACGCAGTTCTTTGCGTGGGTAGCAGCTCTGGCTTCTGCCATTGGATTTACCACTCAGGATCTGGTGTTCATGTTCTTTGGCGCTGCTGGTTTGCTTATCTCGCTTGCCTCCTACATCAACGGGCGTGTAGATGCACACCGTAGGCGTAAAGAGGATGAGAAGCGAACAAAAATGGTCAATGACTACCTGAAAGGCGTTGGTGACAAACCCCTTCACGAACGTCCCGCAGCTGCAAGCGTGGTCGTTGAGGCATTACAAAAGGAAGGTGACTGATGGGGACCAAAGCAAAACTGAGTGCTGCTGTTCTGGGGCTGGTACTCGCTGGTGCGCCAGCATCCGTTATTCTCGATCAGTTTCTGAATGAGAAGGAGGGTAACAGCCTCACGGCGTACAAAGATGGCAGTGGTATCTGGACTATTTGCCGTGGCGCCACGATGGTTGATGGTAAAGCGGTTGTGCAGGGCATGAAATTGACACAGGCCAAATGCAATCAGGTGAACGCCATCGAACGCAATAAGGCTCTGGCGTGGGTAAACCGCAATATTACGGTACCGCTTACCGAACCGCAGAAGGCCGGGATCGCATCTTTCTGCCCGTACAACATCGGGCCGGGTAAGTGCTTCCCTTCCACGTTCTACAAGCGCATCAATGCCGGTGATCGCCACGGGGCATGCGAGGCGATTCGCTGGTGGATTAAGGACGGTGGGCGTGATTGCCGCCTGACAAAAGGGCAGAAGAATGGCTGCTATGGGCAGGTCGAGCGGCGTGATCAGGAAAGTGCGCTGGCGTGCTGGGGGCTGGACCAATGAAAATTAATCCGGGTCTTATCGGCGTTGTCGTTATTGCTGGCCTTTCTGTCGCTCTAGTTAAGAGTTGCTCTGACGCCAGTAGCCTTCAGAGCGATAACGACGTTCTGCGAAGTGACAACTCTATTCAGGGGCAGGTGATCGCCACCCAGGCATTCAACTTCAATCGATTCAATCAGGTTGCTGAACATGCCAATAGGCTTAATTCCCTGATCGACACCAGCACCGAAGAAACCGTAATCGAATACCGGGAGATTCTCCGCCGTGAAAAAACCTGTGATCTGCCTGTTCCTGCTGACATTGCTGGTGGGCTGCTCGAATACGCGTACCGTTTACGTGCCAGCGCAATGCACCCCGATACCGGCGGAACTGACCCAACCGATGATCGTGCCATTACCGCCAGCGGATTGACGTATTGCAAGGCAGTTCTTTGGATCCAGCCGCTACTGGCAGAGATAGAAAAGGGTAATAACCAGCTGGAGGGAATCAGAAGTGTTGAGGGTATACGGCATGACAGTGTTGAAAACTATTAGTGATATCAGGGATGTTCAATAATTATTTTGCTTCCTGACGAATAATTGCTGATTTATGATATGGCTTCTTAACTAGGAGGTCATATGCAGGAAACTACAAGTTGGGTGCCTTCAATTACTAATTTAACAAGTGTACTTGTTGCTCTTATCAGCATCGGGCTAGGTTTTGTATTGAATTCAATTGCTAGTCAAAGACAACGAAAAAATGACGAGCGTAGACAAAACAAAATGGTTCTGATTCAGAAAGGTGAGGAATTGCACCAATTGATATCTGAATGGGCAAAGTTCGTAAATAGCCATAACCTACTTCGAATGAGTGTGGCTGAAGGTAAAATTACGCACGAGCAAATGAATGATATTTTAGATACTAAAAATATAGGTAGAGTGCATGATCGACTAGATACGATTTTGCGAATTTATTTCCCAAGTCTATCGGTGTATTTGGAATTAATAAGTAAAGAACTTGAAAAGGTCAATACATTCTTTAATCAAGGCGGTTATCAGTGGGGAATTGTTCCCCCTGAAATAAAAAATAGCGCCATGCAAGCCGCAAAAAAGCTGGAAGAGCTTCAGTCAGATTTGCAAGATAAAATAATCGCCCTCATTAACTAAACAACATGGTTTGATAATCATTATCATTTCAATGGGTCCTCCCGACGTGGGGGCCTGCCACGGGGCGGCGCGCTCGCGGGAAACGGCTAGTTTTTCGGATCCAGGGTCATCATCATCATATGCGCAGGTCTTTGATTTAATTAGAGGCCATTTTCTCAAGATGTCGAATCGTTCAAAAAGTGTTCACCATCATGGACCAGGAAATTGCCACTTTAAAACTCAATATCAACCAGCTGGCAGGGATAACCGGCGTACACCGTCAGACGGTTGCCGCGAGACTGAAAAATGTTGAACCTGCTCCAGGCAGCAACAGCAAGTTAAAGCTCTATCTGGTGACCGACATTCTGACCGAACTGATGATCCCTACCGTTTCGGCCAACATCGATGATATGCCCCCCTCTGACAGGCTGTCCCACTGGAAAGCAGAGAACGAGAGGCTGAAGTTCGAACAGGATACGGGGCAGTTAATACCCGCAGATGAAGTGGCGCGAGAATTCTCATTGATGGCGAAAGCTGTCGTCATGGTACTTGAAACCCTCCCGGATGTGCTCGAGCGCGACTGTGCTTTAACGCCTGCTGCGGTAGTTCGTGTGCAAAGCGTTATCGATGATCTGCGCGACCAGATGGCGGAGAGGGTGCAGGACGCTGAAAAAGAGGAGGAAGAGCCTGAGGAGGACTGATGGCAAAGCGGGCATCCGCCAGGGACATCCGCCGTGATGTTTCCGGTATTTTACGAGCCCCGCGTCGTATGCCGGTGGCCGATGCGGTCAGTACTTATATGCGCGTGCCGATGGGGGCGGGAAACTCAGTTCCGTGGGATCCGGATCTGGCACCCTATGTGATTGAGCCGATGAACTGCCTGGCATCGCGTGAATACGATGCGGTGGTGTTTGTGGGCCCGGCACGAACGGGTAAAACCATCGGGCTGATTGACGGCTGGATTGTTTATAACATTGTCTGCGATCCGGCAGATATGCTTGTGATTCAGGTATCTGAGGAAAAAGCGCGCGAGCATTCCAAAAAACGCCTCGACCGCACTTTTCGCTGTAGCCCTGAAGTTAAAACCCGGCTAAGCCCAAGACGTAACGATAACAACGTCTACGACCGTACATTCCGCGCCGGTAACTATCTGAAGCTGGGCTGGCCATCCGTCAATATCATGTCGTCCTCGGACTATAAGAGTGTGGCGCTGACGGATTATGACCGCTTTCCGGAAGATATCGACGGGGAGGGGGATGCTTTTTCACTGGCATCAAAACGTAACACGACATTCATGTCCTCCGGGATGACGCTGGTTGAGAGCTCGCCCGGGAGAGATATCAGAGACACAAAATGGCGGCGCTCCACGCCCCATGAAGCCCCTCCGACCACCGGAATTTTATCGCTCTATAACCGTGGTGACCGCCGTCGTCTTTACTGGCCATGCCCGCATTGCGGCGAATATTTCCAGCCGGAAATGGACAATATGACCGGATACCGCGACAGCAGCGATCCTGTGCTTGCCAGCGAAGCGGCGTTTCTTCAATGCCCTGCCTGCAAAGGGAGGATCACGCCGGACATGAAGCGTGCGCTGAACATGAAATGTGTCTGGCTCCGGGACGGACAAACCATCGACAGTAAAGGCCTGGTTAGCGGTGACGGCCGTCGTTCCCGTATTGCCTCCTTCTGGATGGAAGGTCCGGCAGCTGCTTACCAGACCTGGTCGCAGCTTATTTATAAGTTCCTGACCGCCGAACAGGAATATGAATCCACGCGCAGCGAAGAAACCCTGAAGACGGTGATCAACACCGATTTCGGCAGGCCCTATTTGCCGCGGGCCAGCATGGAGCAGCGTAAAAGTGAATTGCTTGAACAGCGTGCCGAAGAAGTCCCAAAACGCTCGGTACCGGACGGCGTGCAGTTTCTCACTGCGACCGTGGACGTGCAGGCCGGGCGCAACCGGCGCTTTGTTGTGCAGATTACGGGTTATGGAAGTATGGGTGAGCGCTGGATAGTTGACCGTTACAACATCCGGCATTCGCTGCGCTGCGACGGCAACGGGGAAAGCTTACAGGTGGATCCGGCGAGCTACCCGGAGGACTGGGATCTTTTACTCACCGACGTCTTTGATAAAACGTGGCCACTCGCAGCTGACCCGTCAAAGGGCATGCGGCTGATGTCGATGGCCGTGGACTCAGGGGGGGAAGATGGCGTGACGGATAATGCCTACAAATTCTGGCGCAGATGTCGTCGTGAAGGGCTGGGTAAGCGTATCTATCTCTTCAAGGGGGACAGCGTCAGGCGCAGCAAACTTATCCAGCGAACGTTTCCCGACAACACGGGCAGATCAACGCGCCGCGCACAGGCGACGGGTGATGTGCCTCTTTATCTTCTCCAGACCGATGCCCTTAAAGACCGGGTGAACAATGCGCTGTGGCGTGATTCACCCGGCCCTGGCTATGTGCATTTCCCCGCCTGGCTGGGCAGCTGGTTCTATGACGAACTGACGTATGAGGAACGCTCGAATGAAGGGAAATGGAGTAAGCCCGGCCGGGGCGCAAACGAAGCATTTGACCTGCTCGTTTATGCCGACGCGCTCGCCATCCTTAGTGGTTACGAAAAAATCAAATGGCCGTCAGCTCCTGAGTGGGCACGGCGGGAAACGTGGATCGAGGACACGCAGACGGAAACTGGCGAAATGCCATCCCCGCCGCCTGCGCCGAAATCTAAATCAAAACCAAAACGTGAGAAGCCCGTAACCGAGCAGGCTAATCCGTGGTCTTCGTCAGGAGGTTGGGTGTGAATCCAGCAGATATTCAAAACATGATCGACCGCTACGCTGCAGCCGAGCTGTCTGTTCTGGAGGGGAAATCAATCACTTTCAACGGACAGCAGATGACGCTCGAAAACCTGTCGGAAATCAGAAAAGGCCGTCAGGAATGGGAGCGACGACTGGCAACGCTCAATAACAAACGCCGCGGGCGACCCGGCTACAGGCTGGCGAGGTTTGGATGAGTTTTTTAGATGATGCGATTGGCCTGTTTTCACCAGGCTGGAAAGCCTCACGCCTGCGTGCCCGCGCAGTTATTAAGGCGTATGAGGCGGTAAAGCAAACGCGTACCCACAAAGCCCAGAAGGAAAATCGTTCAGCCGATCAGCTCAGCCAGATGGGGGCGGTTTCACTGAGGCAGCAGGCGCGCTGGCTGGACAACAACCACGATCTGGTGATTGGCGTTTTCGACAAGCTGGAAGAAAGGGTGGTGGGTGCGAAGGGCATCATAGTTGAACCGCATCCGATGCTGACTAACGGGAAGATAGCTAAAAAGCTGGCCACTGATATCCGCAGAAAGTGGGGTGAATGGTCCGTAAGACCCGATGTTACAACCCAGTTTACCCGCCCCATGCTGGAGCGGCTGATGCTGCGAACGTGGCTCCGGGACGGTGAGGTATTTGCTCAGCTGGTTCGCGGTACCGGAAATGGTCTTCAGCCGGTTGCTGGCGTGCCGTTCTGGCTGGAAGCGCTGGAGCCGGACTTCGTGCCGATGAACAGCGATGCCGCCACCCAGCTCAATCAGGGCGTTTTTGTCGATAACTGGGGGCGCCCGAAAAAATATCAGGTCTATAAAAGCCTGCCAGTATCCGGGCGTCAGTTCGATACCAAAGAGATTGATGCAGAAAACATGCTTCATCTCAAATTCACACGACGCCTGCACCAGACCCGCGGAACGTCTCTTTTGTCAGGTGTTCTGATGCGTCTGAGCGCGCTGAAAGAGTACGAGGACTCGGAGCTTACCGCTGCCAGAATTGCTGCCGCACTCGGCATGTATATCAAAAAAGGCGACGGACAGAGCTTCGAGTCTGATTCCAGCAGCGATGACCGCGAGCTGATGATTCAGCCCGGTATGCTCTATGACGAGCTGCAGGCCGGGGAAGAAATCGGGATGATTAAATCCGATCGCCCGAACCCTAACCTCGAGTCGTTTCGTAACGGACAGCTGCGTGCCGTGTCCGCCGGCAGTCGCCTCAGCTTTTCCAGCACATCCAGAAACTACAACGGAACGTACAGTGCCCAGCGGCAGGAGCTTGTCGAGTCAACCGACGGATATCTGATTCTTCAGGACTGGTTCATCGGTTCAGTGACCCGGCCCATGTACCGGGCCTGGCTGAAGATGGCTATTGCTGCCGGAGAAATCAAGCTGCCGAGAGGCATCGATATGGACTCGCTTTATAACGCGGTTTATTCGGGGCCCGTTATGCCGTGGATTGATCCCGTTAAAGAAGCGAATGCCTGGAAAACGCAGATCCGCGGCGGTGCTGCTACTGAATCCGACTGGATACGTGCCAGCGGTCGCAACCCGGATGATGTTAAGTCACGCCGTAAAGCGGAGGTTGACGAGAACCGTGAACAGGGCCTGGTGTTTGACACCGACCCCGCCAATGATAAAGGAGGCACCAGTGCCGAAGCCAAAGAACCGGGCGCGCCACCGTCCGAAAGCCAGCGCAAAAAGTAATTCGTGGTTCCGCATGCAGGCCAGCAATAACAGCGAGGCCGACATTTTTATCTATGACGAAATCGGGTACTGGGGCGTAACGGCGAAACAGTTCGTCAATGATCTCCGGGCACTTGGGGACGTCACCCACATCAACCTTTATATCAACTCGCCCGGTGGTGATGTCTTCGACGGTATTGCTATTTATAACGCGCTGAAGCACCACGGCGCGGCGATTACCGTGCATATCGACGGTCTCGCGGCCTCCATGGCCTCGGTGATTGCGATGGTAGGCAATCCGGTCATCATGCCTGAAAACACGATGATGATGATCCATAAGCCCTGGGGGTTTGCTGGTGGCGATGCGAGCGATATGCGCGACTATGCGGATCTTCTCGACAAGGTTGAATCCGTTCTTATCCCGGCTTATGCGCAGAAAACCGGAAAATCCACCGAAGAAATTGCGGCAATGCTGGAGGACGAAACCTGGATGAACGGCAGCGAGTGCCTTGAACTGGGTTTTGCCGACCAGGTGACACCATCCCTTCAGGCTATGGCCTGTATTCATTCAAAACGTATTGAGGAATTTGAAAAAATGCCAAAAAGCATTCGCAACATGATCACCCCGCCGCGCAACACTACCCAGCGTGACCCGGTTATTACCCAGCCTCAGGCACCGCAGGCAAAAACAGACCCGGCGCCGGATGAAAATGTGATCCGCGCGCAGGTGTTAGCTGAGCAGAAAGCTCGTGTTAACGCTATCGGCGATCTCTTTGCCATGTTCGGCAATAAGCACATGGAACTGCAGAATCAGTGTGTGGCCGACCCTGATTGTTCCGTCGATAAGGCGAAAGATTTGCTGCTGGCAGAACTCGGTAAAACGGCCACGCCGTCCAATAAAACCACCCAGCCGCATATTCATGCGGGCAATGGTAACTTCGTCGCGGATGGTATTCGCCAGGCACTGATGGCGCGTGCCGGGTTCGAAGGTCAGGAGCGGGATAACGTTTATAACGGTATGACGCTGCGCGAGTATGCGCGTATGGCCCTGACTGAAAAAGGTATCGGCGTGGCCAGCTACAACCCGATGCAGATGGTTGGCCTGGCGCTGACCCACAGCACTTCTGACTTTGGCAACATTCTGCTTGATGTTGCGAACAAAGCGCTGATTCAGGGCTGGGACGAGGCGCAGGAAACCTTCGAACAGTGGACCAAAAAAGGCCAGCTGTCGGACTTCAAAACGGCGCATCGTGTCGGCATGGGTGGTTTCCCTTCTCTGCGACAGGTTCGCGAAGGGGCCGAGTACAAGTACATCACTACCAGTGACAAAGGCGAAACCATCGCGCTTGCCACGTATGGTGAAATCTTCTCAGTAACCCGCCAGGCGATCATCAACGACGATCTGAACCAGCTTACCGACGTACCGATGAAGATGGGGCGCGCGGCGAAAGCAACGATTGGCGATCTGGTTTACGCCATTCTGACCAAAAACCCGAAACTCTCAGACGGAAAGGCGCTGTTCCATGCCGATCACAAGAACCTGAGCTCGGGCGCAATTTCTGTGGCCAGCCTGGACGAATCGCGCAAGCTGATGCGTCTGCAGAAGGAGGGGGAGCGAACCCTGAATATCCGTCCGGCCTACATGCTGGTGCCCGTCGCCCTGGAAACTCTGGCAAATCAGACCATCAAGTCGGCCAGTGTTAAAGGTGCAGACATCAATGCCGGGATCGTTAACCCTATCCAGAACTTTGCAGAAGTCATTGCCGAACCACGCCTGGATGAAGCTGATGCGAAAGCCTGGTATCTGGCTGCCGCGAAGGGCACCGACACCATCGAGGTCGCTTATCTCAACGGCGTCGACACGCCATACATCGATCAGCAGGAAGGCTTTACCACTGATGGTATCGCCACGAAAGTGCGTATTGATGCAGGTGTGGCGCCGCTGGACTATCGCGGCATGACCAAATCCTCTGGTCAGTAAAAAACAGTCCTGACAAACAGACGCCCGTAAGGGCTTTTTTTATACCTGAAACCAGCCCCGCAAGGGGCTGAATGGAGAAGTTATGGCTAAGAACTATGCGCAGGACGGGAAAACGATCCCTCTGGTAAACGGCGGTGCAACCGATGTTCACAGCGGCGACCCGGTTGTTGTTGGAAAACTTATCGCGGTGGCAATTACCGATATCCCAGCTGGCGATACCGGGGACGGTTTTACCGAGGGTGTTTTCCTTCTGCCAAAAGTATCCGCAGATGCGGTTACTGCCGGGGCGCAGGTGTATCTGAAGGACGGCAAAATCACGATCGAAGAAACGGACGCCGTTGCCGCGGGCATCGCCTGGGAAGATGCAGGGGCAAACACCACCGTTGTTGAAGTTAAGATCAATGCCTAACCCCTTTGACCGGATGGCGGCGCGCATGGACGCGGCCACCATAAAAAAGATGGGAAAGACAGCGATCATCAATGGCAGCAGCTATGACGTTGTTCCAGCCGATCAACTCGAGGAAATGGGACCATTGTCGGGAACAGGTACTTCGCTGGTGGTTTTCTCTGAGCTTTACCAGCCACGCCGAAACGACAGCGTCGACTACGACGGTAAGAACCTGACCGTTACCCGCTATGACATGTTCAACGGAAAACCCCGCATCCATCTCGAATGAGGAGGCGCTATGTCTGTGAAAGGACTGGAAAGGGCTATTCAGAACCTGAACAGCCTCAGCCGGTTAATCGTTCCTGAGGCAACCGCGAAAGCACTAAACCGGGTGGCCAGCAGAACGATAAGCCAGGGGAGCAAAGCTGTAGCGAAAGAAGCAACAGTTGATGATAACCGGAAAAAGGGGCTTCCGGTTCGTCTGGTCCGCCAGCGTTCCCGTCTGCGCAAGGCTCGTCACGATCGCCCGGTCGCGTCGATAAAAATCAACCGCGGTAATCTTCCGGCGATAAAGCTCGGCACGGCGCGCGTCCGGCTCTCGCGTAAAAAAGGGGCCAGAAACGGAGCGGGCAGCGTCCTTAAAATCGGGCCCTATACCTTTCGTAACGCTTTTATCCAACAGCTCTCGAACGGGCGCTGGCAGGTCATGCGGCGCGTAGGTCAGGCCCGTTATCCGATTGATGTGGTCAAAGTTCCTCTTGAGACACCGCTGACCGTTGCCTTCACCGCTATTTCAAAGCGCCTTATTGAAAGCGATATGCCCAAAGAACTTTCCGCAGCCCTGAAAAACCAACTGAGGATCCACCTGAAGCGATGAACAGACACAGCGCAATTCGTGCAGCCATTCTGGCAAGACTGAAAGCCGAGATCACCGACACGGTCACCTGGTTTGACGGGCGCCCTGTTTTTCTTGAAGAGCAGGATCTCCCTGCCGTGGCTGTATACCTTTCTGACGCGGAGTACACCGGCGATTCGCTTGACGAAGATTCGTGGCAGGCGGTTGTTCACATCGAGGTATTTCTTAAAGCCTCCAGCCCCGACAGCGCGCTTGATTCCTGGATGGAAGAGAAAGTGTATCCGGCAATGGCCTTCATCCCGGGTCTGACCGAACTGGTCGAGACGTTCACCCCGCAGGATTATGACTATCAGCGGGATGATGAAATGGCCACCTGGGGTTCAGTCGATTTCACGTACTTAATCACCTATTCAATTTAAGAGGTACTTATGCCTACTCCAAACCCGCTGGCCCCCGTGAAAGGTGCCGGTACCACCCTCTGGCTTTACACCGGAACGGGCAACGCTTTCGCTAACCCACTCTCGGATATCGACTGGAACCGCCTAGCTAAAATTAAAGAGCTGACGCCGGGCGAAATGACCGCCGAATCGTATGACGACACTTACCTCGACGACGAGGATGCCGACTGGAACGCGACGGCCCAGGGGGCAAAATCTGCTGGCGATACCTCTTTCACCCTCGCCTGGAAGCCGGGCGAAGAAGGGCAAAAAGACCTTGTCGCATGGTTTATTGATGGCTCAGTACGCTATTACAAAATCAAATACCCGAACGGTACCGTCGACGTTTTCCGCGGCTGGTGCAGCAGCCTGGGTAAAGCCATTCCGGCAAAAGAGGTCATTACCCGTACAGCGAAAATCACCAATACCGGCAAGCCGGAACTGGCAGAAGAAAGCGGGACCCCGAATATCCCCGTGACCGGCGTTACGCTCGATAAAGCCACGGCAAGCGTGGCCGTCGGCGCAACCACAACGCTCAATGTGACGGTTAACCCTGCCAGCGCCTCAGATACCTCGTTCCGCGTGGCAACCTCCGACGGGGCAAAAGCAACGGTCACCGTCACCGGCGTGGCGGCAGGCACCGCTGACGTTATTGTTATGACCAGCGACGGTAATTTCGTTGCGGTCTGCAAAGTCACCGTAACTGCAGCGTAAGGAAGGACGCATGTTTCTGAAAAAAGAGAAGTTCACCTGGCAAACAGAATCCCTGACCATCTTCGAGCTGTCGGCGTTGCAGCGTATTGAGTACATCACGTTTATGGCCGCAGAGGAAAAGGCCGTCAGCGCTGACAGCGACGGCATCAGCGATCAGGAAATGACGGCCAGGCTGATAGGCTCAAATATTCGCTGCGGTGCGCGTTTGATCGCGATGTCTTTGTGGCATAACGATCCGGCTGGCACGGATGTGGAAACGCTTTATCAGCAGGTGCTTAGCGGCTGGCCGCCGGAGGCGATCGGTAAAGCAGAGATGGAAATAAAGCTGCTCTCCGGCATGCTCGTTCCGGTTGATGATGACAACGTTGCCGATCCGGATGCCTCAGCGGAGGCCGAAAGCGCTGAACCCTTTACGGCGGAAAAGCCCTTGCCAGCGAGCTGAAGTTTGTCCTGAATCTGGCGCGCGAGTTCGGGAGACCCGACTGGCGCGCCATGCTGGCTGGAATGACTTCCAGTGAACTGGGCGACTGGCACCAGTTCTACCGGGAGCATTATTTTCAGGACGCGCAGCTCGATGCGCATTTCTCAGAGCTGCTTTATTCCATCTCCACCCTTTTCTTCCGCGATCCGGAACTTACCCCCGCACATTTCAGCCTGCTTTCTCCTTCCGGTATCGTCATCAGCGATGACGAGCCGGATGATGATTCGCTGATGGCCGCAGCTGAGGGGATAACAGGAGGTATCCGATATGGCCCAGCAGATTAGCGATCTGGTCATCAACCTTGACGTCGACAGCGCCACGTTTAGTGAGCAGGTTGCCCGCATAAAGGGCCAGCTAACCGGGATGGCTGAGGACTCTGAAAAAGTCCAGACCCGAATGCAGCGCGCTTCCGAGCGGCAGGCGGCTGCGTTTAAAACCGTGGGCGACGCTGGCGCGGCGGCTGCTGCAGATATGAAATCCCGCCAGTCGGCCGCAACGGAAGGGCTGACCAAAGACTGGCAGAACGTTTCCAGGTCCGTTGATGAAACTCACCGCCGCGTGACCGAGCTTAATCAGCGCATGCGTGAGAATGACGGGCAGGCCGCAGCGCTTGCCCGTCGACAGGATGAACTGGCGGCATCATTTTTCCGCCAGATTGACGGCGTTCGCCAGCTCAATGGTGAGACACAGTCGCTTGCGAACGTGCAGGCGCGCTTTCGCGCAGCGAGGGCACAGGGCAACATAACCCAGCAGGATTATCTCGCCCTTATTTCCCGCACCACGGCCCGGCAAAAAGAACTGCAGATCGTGGAGGAAAAATCGGCCGCAGCGCGCACGCGATTCCTCAGCCAGCTGAAGCAACAGGTTGCAGAGCAAAAGCTCTCCGGTACCGAGCTGCTGCGCATGAAGGCGGCGCAGGTCGGTGCCAGCGATGCGGCTGAGGTCTATATCCGCAAGCTTGAAGCTGCCAAAGTGGCCACGCATGGTCTGGGGCTGCAAAGTGCTGCTGCCCGGCAGGAGCTGGGGGTACTTATCGGCGAGGTCATGCGCGGTAACTTCGGTGCGCTGCGCGGCTCCGGGATCACGCTGGCGAACCGGGCAGGATGGATAGACCAGCTGCTGTCGCTGCGCGGCCTGGGGATCGCCGGCCTGGTTGGTGGGATTGCCGCGGCGGTATTCGGGCTGGGTAAGGCCTGGTATGACGGCAGCAAAGAGTCTGAGGAATTTAACAGGCAGCTGATCCTGACCGGGAACTACGCGGGGAAAACATCAGGGCAGCTGCAGGCGCTGGCGCGCTCGCTGGCAGGTAATGGCATCACGCAGCATGCCGCTGCAGGCGTGCTGGCGCAGGTCGTTGGCAGCGGCGCGTTCAGCGGTAATGACGTCAGCATGGTCAGCAATGTTGCCGCCAGGCTGCAGCAGGCTACCGGACAGGCCGTCGACGAAACCATAAATCAATTTAAACGTCTGAAGGATGATCCGGTTAACGCAGTCGCTACGCTCAACGATTCCCTTCACTTTCTGACGGCTACCCAGTATGAACAGATAGCTTCTGCTCAGGCGCTGGGGGATTCGCAGAAAGCTGCCGAGCTGGCCATGCGGGCATATTCCGACGCGGTCATTCAGCGCGCCGGGGCGGTCGAGGATAATCTTGGCTCCCTCGAAAAAGCCTGGAACTGGGTGAAGAATGCCGCCTCCGGCGCATGGGATGCGATGCTTGGCATAGGGCGTAATCCTGACTCCGCGATGAAGCGCCAGGACTCTTTTGCTGAATGGCAGGCAGCAGAGAAAGAGTACCGCGCGCTGTCCAGCAATCTTAAAGTCGATCCGGATTATGCCGGTAACAACGTTCTGCAGAAAGCGGATGCGGAAAGGCTGAGAAACGCGCGCCAGCAGGTGGAGCTGAAAAAGCAGGCTTACGATCTTGCCGATCAGCAATATGCCCAGGAAGGGCTGGCAGCCGCGCGGGAAAAAATGCGGACGGACCAGCAGGCTCAGGCAATCCGCAACCAGCAGCAGTTTAATCAGCTGGTGGAGTCCGGCGCGACGGCGGCAGAAAAGCGGGCTTCAGCAGAGAAAAAGCTGAGTCAGCTTATTGAGAAAAACCGCCAGGATGCGAAAGACGGTGTCGCCACGCTGTGGACTGAAAAGGACATTGCCGCGGCCCGCGCCGGGATTGAAAAGCAGTGGAAGGATCCAAAAACGCCGAAAGGCAAAAGCTACTCAACGCCCGCCGGGGATAAAGCCGAGGAAAAGGCGCAGGCCGAACTTCTCACCCTTCAGGCCCAGCTTAAAACGCTCGAGCAGCATACCAGCGTGAACGACGTCATAAGCAAACAGCGTCAGGATCTCTGGCAGACTGAAAATCAGTTCACCGTTCTGCAGGAGGCCGCGGGGCGTCGACAGCTTACGGTACAGGAAAAATCCCTGCTGGCGCACAAGGAAGAAACGCTCGAGTACAAACGGCAGCTGGCCGACCTGGGCGATAAGGTTGCCAGCCAGCAAAAGCTCAACCAGCTGGCCGATCAGGCCGTGAAGTTTGAGCAGCAGCAAAAAGCCGCCAGGGCGGGCCTGCAGGCTCAGTCTGAGGGGGTATCCACCCGGGAAGCCGGGCGACAAACTACGCTGCAACGCCTCAGCGAAAGCTATTCCTACAGTCCTCAGGCACAGCAAAAGGTTCTGGAAGAGCAAAGGGCGACGTTCGAGGCTGAAGATGCCCTGCGCGCAAACTGGCTGGCCGGTGCTAAACAAGGCTGGGCTGAATATCAGGACTCAGCGACAAACGTCTTCAGCTCGGTACAGCAGATTTCGCAGGCAACGTTCAGCGGGCTGGCGGGCCAGCTTACCAGCCTGACAACAACCGGGAAGGCGAGCTTCAGGGACTTCACGACGTCGATCCTCAAAATGATTGTCTCCGTTATCAACCAGCTGCTGGTGGCCTACACCATCCAGAGCGCGATGGGCTGGGTGAATGGTGGTACCAATACAGCATCTGCAGGTCAGTCATTTTCGGTTCCGTCTTTCCGCCCTACGGGCTTTGACGCAGGCGGCTTTACCGGGCATGGCGGCAAGTACGAGCCAGCCGGTATCGTTCACCGCGGGGAGTTCGTCTTCACCAAAGAGTCAACCAGCCGCATCGGCGTGGCCAATCTTTATCGGCTGATGCGCGGGTATGCATCCGGTGGTCTGGTCGGCGGGGGGAGCGCAGCAGCTTCTGGTATCGGTGGGATTAACGTTTACGCACCCGTTTCAGTGACTACAGCGCAGTCTAACGATACGAAGCAGCAACAGAGTGGTGATGGTGCACTTGCTCAGGCTTATCAGAAAGTGGTTGATCGTTCGGTCCGCGAAGGCATCGCGCGCGAAATAAGGCCTGGGGGAATCATCTGGAATGCCAATAAACAGAGGTAAATGATGGCCATAGAGCATTTTGCATGGAAGATTCAGGCAGCAAGCCAGCCCACTCTGAGCAGCAAAGATACAGTCAGAACGGCGCAGTTCGGTGATGGGTACAAGCAGGTATGTGGTTCTGGCCTGAACGATGAGGTTCTAAATTATGCCTTTTCTTTTACTGGCGATCCGGTAACAGCCAGGGAGATTCATTCATTCCTGCGGAGGCATAAAACCAAGTCTTTCACATTCACTCCACCTGGTGGTGATATAGCCCTCTGGCGTGTTGAGGCTGACAGCCTTCAGCGAGTCACCCTGAATAAAAAAGTGGAAACCGTAACCGCAACGTTTGAACAGGCATTTGCACCATGAGCCTTAATGCTGATTATCAAAAACTCGAGCCGGGCAATGAAGTCCGGCTTTTTTCTGTCGATGGTACGGCCTTCGGCATGTCAGATGTGCTTTTCTTCCATGCGCATAATATCGCGCATACACCAGAAGAGATTGATGCTGCTGGTGGGGATGAAAGTAAACTGCCAGCGAAATCCATCTGGTGGCAGGGGCAGGAATACAAAGCGTGGCCCTGCCAGATTGAGGGGATTGAGGCTTCCACCAGTGGGAGCAGCGCGCAGCCTAAATTATCTGTTGCTAACCTCGACAGCTCTATCACTGCGCTCTGTCTTGCCTATGATGATCTGCTGCAGGCGAAGGTCACTATCCATGATACGTTGGCCTGCTACCTTGATGCCCGAAATTTTCCAGACGGGAACCCAGCGGCAGACCCTACGCAGGAAAAGGTGAAAGTATTTTACATCGATGCCAAAACCGCAGAGACGAACGAGTCCGTGGAGTTCACACTTTCAAGTCCGATGGACCTGCAGGGACTGATGATTCCGACGCGACAGCTGCATTCGCTCTGTACCTGGTGCATCCGGAATAAGTATCGCACCGGCGACGGCTGCGACTATGCCGGGACCAACTATTTCGACAAAAACAATAACCCGGTCAGCGATCCGTCCCTGGATGAATGCAGCGGCACTCTGACGGCCTGCAAACTTCGGTTCGGCGAAAATAACGAACTCTCGTTTGGTGGCTTCCCGGGGACGTCTTTGATCAGGAGCTGATATGCATCAGAAAACCATTGATGCCATTATGGCGCATGCTGCAGCTGAATATCCTCGTGAGTGCTGTGGCGTCGTGGCGCAGAAAAGCCGCGTTGAACGTTATTTCCCGTGCCGTAATCTTGCCGAGGCGCCAGAGGACAATTTTGTCCTTTGTCCGGAAGATTACGCAGCAGCTGAAGACTGGGGAACTGTGATCGCCATTGCTCACAGTCACCCTGATGCCACGACGCAACCAAGCGAACTGGATAAAGCGCAATGCGATGCAACGCTTTTACCCTGGCACATCGTGAGCTGGCCGGAGGGGGACTTACGCACCATTCAGCCGCGTGGAGAACTGCCACTGCTGGAGCGTCCGTTTGTGCTCGGACACTATGACTGCTGGGGGCTGGTCATGAGCTATTTCCGGCAAACCCACGGTATCGAGCTCCACGACTATCGGGTTGACTATCCCTGGTGGGAAAAGGGCTATCCGGACAACTTCTATCAGGATTGCTGGTACGAGTGCGGCTTCCGGGAATTCGACGGACCACCGAGGCCTGGCGATATGGTTATCATGCAGGTCCAGGCCGATAAATGGAATCACGCGGGGATCCTGCTTGAGGGCAATATGCTACTGCATCATCTGTACGGACATCTTAGCCAGCGCGTGCCGTATGGTGGTTACTGGCAGGAACGGACGATGAAGATTTTACGTTACAAATCTCTGTGCTAACCTTTTGCAAAACCAAAGGGGTTAGGGATATGAAAAAAACATTATTGGCATTTTCATTGTTAATTATGGCTGGTTGTTCGACAGAGCCAGTTCTCCCGCAGTATGCAAAAGAAGTGTCAGCACCAAAAGAATTTCAACAGAAAACAAACACAACTGCCGTGACTATCATTCGCGATAAAGGTTTCGTTGCTGGTGGGTGCGCTATTACAACCTATATCAATGGTAAGTATTTGGCTGAACTTGATACTGGGGAAAAAGTTACTGCTTTCTTAAACCCTGGCGATGTATTGGTTGGAGCAGGGTTTGCCGGGAAAGGCCTATGTAATGGCGCACCTAAAAAAGAACGGGAGTTTTCAATAAAAGAAAATGCTCCACGAGCTTTAAGGATATTTATCGACCAAAGTGGGAATGTGGACATACTCCCGATGTCGATAAACTAGAGTCTATTTTTAATATTAAAAGGCCACCTTCGGGTGGTTTTTTTATCGGGGTGATTCATGTCAGATGTAATGACACGCATTGAACTTGGCGGCGTTCTAGGAAAGACTTTTGGTAAAACACATTATCGCTCGATAAGCACAACCCAAGAAGCCTGCAAAGCCTTATCTGCAACGATTAATGGTTTCGAAAAATTCATGAATACGAGTAAGCAAAGAGGACTTTCTTATGCGGTTTTTCGAGGGAAGAAAAATATAGGCATTGATGAATTAGGTTTTCCTGTTAAGGGTGAGGTTATAAGAATAGTACCAGTGCCGATTGGAAGTAAAAAAGCAGGTGTATTACAAACTATTTTAGGTGCGGTATTAGTAGCAGTAGGGGTGGTATTGAATTTCACACCATTTGCAGGAGCATCACCATTTTTCTATCAAGCTGGTGGCGCTTTGATCCTTGGTGGTGTTGTCCAAATGCTATCACCTCAACCAACTGGATTAGCCAGCAAACAAAGTGCAGACAACCGCGCCTCATACGCGTTCGGTGGAGTGACAAACACCGCTGCTCAGGGCTACCCGGTACCGCTGCTTTATGGTCGCCGGCAAATCGGCGGAGCGATTATTTCAGCCGGAATTTATGTCGAAGATCAGCAGTAGATAACAAACCTTTTTTCAGGCCACCTTCGGGTGGCTTTTTTATGGGCGCAATATGGCTACAGAAAAAGTGTTAAAGGGCCGCAAGGGCGGCAGTTCCAGTTCCCGAACCCCTACTGAACAGCCAGATGATCTTCAATCTGTAGCGAAGGCTAAAATCCTCGTTGCGCTTGGGGAAGGGGAGTTTGCAGGGCAGCTAACCGGCAAAGATATTTACCTGGACGGAACGGCGCTGGAGAACTCCGACGGCTCACAAAACTTCAGCGGCGTGACATGGGAGTTTCGCGCGGGAACGCAGGCACAAAATTACATTCAGGGCATTCCCGGTACCGAAAACGAAATCAGCGTGGGTACTGAAGTTTCCAGTGTTACCGCATGGACACGCACTTTCACTAACACCCAGCTATCGGCAGTACGCCTGCGTCTGAAATGGCCGTCTCTGTTTAAGCAGGAAGATGACGGGGATTTGGTCGGCTATGCGATCAACTATGCGATTGACCTGCAGACGGACGGCGGAACATGGCAGACGGTACTCAATACCAGCGTGACCGGGAAAACAACCTCTGGTTACGAGCGTAGCCACCGAATTGATTTACCTCAGGCTGGCAGTACCTGGACAATCAGACTGCGTAAGATTACAGCCGATGCTAACAGCGCGAAGACTGGCGACACGATGACATTGCAGAGCTTCACTGAGGTGATCGACGCCAAGTTGCGCTATCCGAACACCGCGCTGCTGTACATTGAATTCGACTCCAGCCAGTTTAACGGCTCAATCCCGCAGATCTCCTGTGAGCCCCGCGGTCGTGTTATCCGCGTTCCTGATAATTATGACGCTGAAACCCGAACCTACAGCGGTACTTGGACCGGGGCGTTTAAATGGGCATGGACGGATAACCCAGCGTGGATTTTTTACGATCTGGTGGTTACCGACCGTTTCGGCCTTGGTAACCGACTTACTGCGGCTAACATCGATAAATGGACGTTGTATCAGGTGGCTCAGTATTGCGATCAGCAGGTACCGGACGGGAAAGGCGGAAACGGTACCGAACCACGGTATACCTGCAACGTCTATATCCAGGACCGTAACGATGCTTACACTGTGTTGCGTGATTTTGCCGCTATCTTCCGCGGCATGACTTACTGGGGCGGGGATCAGATCGTTGCTCTGGCTGACATGCCACGTGATGTTGATTACAGCTATACGCGCGCGAACGTTATTGACGGTCGCTTCACCTATTCGAGCAGCACCACGAAAACCCGATACACCACAGCGCTGGTATCCTGGTCCGATCCGGATAACGCCTACGCTGACGCGATGGAGCCTGTGTTTGAGCAGGCGCTGGTGGCACGTTACGGCTTTAATCAACTGGAGATGACGGCTATCGGATGCACCCGGCAATCAGAAGCAAACAGAAAAGGCCGCTGGGGCATCCTCACCAACAATAAAGACCGTGTTGTTTCGTTCGATGTCGGCCTGGATGGAAACATACCACAGCCGGGCTACATCATCGCCGTGGCCGACGAACTGCTTTCCGGAAAAGTTATGGGCGGCCGCATCAGCGCCGTTAACGGTCGCGTAATCAAACTTGACCGCGTGGCAGATGCGGCAGCAGGTGATCGCCTTATTCTCAACCTACCTTCCGGAGAGTCGCAGAGCAGGACCATTCAGGCCGTGAACGGTGAATTAGTCACAGTTACCACGGCATACAGTGAGACGCCACAGGCCGAAGCTGTTTGGGTGGTGGAATCTGACGAGCTTTACGCTCAGCAGTACCGCGTTGTCAGCGTAAGCGATAACGATAATGGCACCTTCTCGATCACCGCTGCATGGCACGATCCGGATAAATATGCCCGTATCGATACTGGCGCAATTATCGATCAGCGGCCAGTAAGTGTAATACCTCCTGGTAATCAGTCACCGCCAGCTAACATCGTGATCAGCTCGTTTTCAGTGGTTCAGCAGAATATCAGCGTCGAAACGATGCGCGTCAGCTGGGACCAGGCGCAGAACGCTATCGCCTATGAGGGGCAGTGGCGCCGCAATGACGGAAACTGGGTGAACATGCCGCGCAGCTCCACCACGTCATTTGACGTCCCGGGGATTTATTCCGGGCGCTACCTAGTGCGCGTGCGCGCAATTAATGCCGCTGAAATTTCCTCAGGATGGGGATATTCAGAAGAGAAGATCCTGACCGGCAAAGTAGGTAATCCGCCTAAGCCAGTAGGATTCACGGCCACTGGCATTAACTGGGGGATTCGTCTGAACTGGGGTTTCCCGGCAAACACCGGCGATACGCTAAAAACGGAAATTCAGTACACTGCCAACAGTGACTTTTCAGACCCACTCTTGCTCTCAGATGTGCCTTATCCATCTGCGGAATACACCCAACTCGGCCTTAAAGCAGGGCAGGAATTCTGGTACCGCGCGCAACTGGTAGACAGAACGGGTAACGAGTCCGGGTATACCGACTGGATCAGGGGGATGTCTAACGATAACGCCGATGATTATCTAGGTGATATTGCAGACGATTTCCTTACCTCTGCTGATGGGGAGCGCCTCACTGGTGACATCGATACCAATATTGAGGGAATTCTTCAGAACGCCCTGGCGAACCACGGAGCCGTCGAGCACCAGTGGGCACAGTACGGGGAAGTGCGTGCCGATATCCTGGTTGTTAAAACGACCGTTGCTGAAGTTGATAAGGCAATGGCCGAACTTTCAACGCAGGTGCAGGCGCAGATAGAGGACGTTACTGCAGCACTGGAGGACAAGCTTACCGCCGTCGTCGATGCCTCCGGCGCTTCGGCGATCTATACCCTCAAAGCAGGCGTTAGGATAAACGGCATTATGTATAACGCCGGGATGTCGATTGCCGTTCTGGCGCAGGCAGGGCAGCCGATCGTTACCCGCGTTGGTTTCAACGCTAACCAGTTCGTGCTGATGAGTGGCAGTGGAGATACCCAGTATTCACCGTTCGCGGTGATAAATGGCCAGGTATTTATCAGCTCAGCGTTTATTCAGGATGGCACGATCACCAATGCCAAAATCGGCAATTTCATCCAGTCAAATAATTATGTTGCAGGGGCGCAGGGATGGCGAATTGATAAAAACGGGACGTTCGAAATTAACGGCGTAGCTGGAGGGGGGAGAATGTTGATAACCAGCACTCTTATTCAGATTTACGACAGCAACAACGTGCTGCGCGTCAGAATGGGGTTATGGTAATGCCGCAGGGTTTACAATGCTGGGATAGTGCAGGGCGTATTGCTGTAGATCTAACTGATTATGCAATCAGATATATAGGGACCACATCTGTAACGTTTGCTGCTGGAGAAACGGTAAAAGACGTTTATTTTTCGGGTATAACTCAGCATGGCTCATTTATAACGATTGTATCGTCGGGGGTAACTGCGAATGAATATTACTGCCGCGCTTTTAATGGCGGCTTCACTGCATTCTATTTACCGATCACTGGCAGTCCTGCATTCACTTTCACAGTTGAGGTATATAACTTTCAATGAGCGGTTTCGAAGTTTACAACAGTGACGGAAAGTTGCTTGTTGACTCTCAAAACAGGTCCACCCTTTTTTATGATCAGCGCTCGCTGGGTGCTGTTACCGATAAAGGGTTTTACCGCGTGGATAGCCCGTTCGGTGACGGAAGTACGCTGGGTTTCACACAGCAACAATTCTGGAATGACGGAACCTTGCGGTGGCTTAAACTGGACGTGAACAAGTATGGTTTACCCGGAGCTGAGCTTCTTGAAGACAATGCAGGCAGCATGATCCGCACGACGAGAAACATCGGAATGCAGAGCGGCTACCTGGATGTTTTCGATAGTGCCGGAAATCTTATCTGGAGTGCTGCATCAGCATCGAAAATGCCAAGGGTTGTTGGCTTCTTTGACGTGCCGGCGAACTATGACCTGCAGAACAATACCTTTGTGATAAACCTCAGCTTTACCCCGTGGATTCTGGTGAATAACTGCCCCGGAAACCTCAGTGATGATGGAGGGGTAACGGGTTACTCAGGCATTGCTCTGAAGTGGACTGGCTCGCAGCTGCAGGGCCGATACATCTCAAAAAATCAGCGTAGCTGGAGCCAGACACTCCAGGGGCGTGGGTTACGAATCCCCATCGCTCAGTTTGTCGGCATTTGATGCTGGTGGAACGCGGGGGTAATGCGTGGCGATCATGTTTTGCCTAACCCCCTTTGCTGGCTCGAACCTGTACACAACATCAAAATTATCTGCTTTCTTATAGCAAATATTACTCAGTCGCTTATTAACATGACGGCTAAAAATACCATTGCTACTATCGGAAATAACGTTAACTTTCCTTTTTGCACAGTCGATGTTGACGTGAATATCACCACCAAGTGATAAGCGCGCTGCATCTACTTGGTAATCCATTTTGAAATTATATTCTTTTTCATGGCCAGAGCAGCCAAACATAAAAAATGTAATGGCTGTGAGTAAAAGACGAGTTTTCATGTAATTCCCTTTTGTTGTTATGGGTGAATTTTAATCTAATGATGTGTTTTTTCTCAAACACAAAAGGGTTTTTATCCTCAAAAATTTGACCTCGCACCGGCGGGGTTTTTTATTGCCCGAAAGGAGCGCATATGTCTGCAGGAACTATCACCCTGACAAACGGGTCCGCTATTGTTGGCGGTACCGGAACCTCATTCGAAACCGAACTCGTAGCAGGTGACTTTATTGTCTCTACTGTGGGCGGCGTGTCGTATACATTGCCCGTAAAATCGGTAGAGAGTAATGCGCAACTTACGCTGGTCAGCAACTTTACCGGGCCAACACAATCCGGCGCGGCCTGGTCAGCGGTTCCCCGTGTGGCGCTGAACATGGTCACTGCCGCGCTGGTGGCGCAAAGTGCTGAAGCGCTGCGTGGACTGAATTACGACAAACAGAACTGGCAGCAGGTTTACAGCGCAGCCGGAAACATCACTGTGAAGCTGCCAGACGGCACTACCTTCACCGGACCGTCATGGAAATATCTGTCTGACAATATGGCAACCAAGAGCGGTGGGGCAGTACCTGTTAACCAGGGCGGTACCGGTTCGACAACCGCATCAGGCGCTCGCACAAACCTCGGTTTAGGCACATTCGTTACCCAGGAAAATCAGAGCATCGTCTATGGCCCGTCGCAGGATCATGCGCTTGTCGTACGAAAAGACGAGTGGGGCGTCGTTGTTTCGGATAATGGTAATCCGGTACCACTCGGAACCCGATATGGTGGAACTGGTGCAACCACCGGAGATTACTGGGGAGCCTGTACTAATATTGGAGCCATAAGACAAAAGACAGCACGGTTTGCGCCTGGTGATACACCGACGAACATATACTGGAAAAACAGTACCGGCTTCATTACTGGCCAGGTTGAAGGTGGAGCCGTAGGGGCATGGATTGATATTACCTCTGCCGATGAAGCCGCCCGAATGCAGCTAATAGGTTTTTATGGCGACAATAATGGTAAACGTGGGTTCGGTTATAAGGTTTATAACCCCAACTCTCAGTCCTGGTACAATCTCGCCGTAGTGCGTGATACAAGCAACACAACCGTAGATAGCAACGGGTTTATCAAAATCGCGTCACCAATTGTGAAGATTTACGGTGACGGACGATATGAAACTAACGATGAATCAGAAGGCGTTACGGTCACTCGTCTGGATGTAGGCCAATATCTCATTGATGGGTGTGAATCACTCAATTCAGACGCTGCCTGGGGCGGTATCGACGGAGGGTTTGAGATTCCCACAGACCGGAATAAACAACCGCTGATTTGGCTGGATTATGAGGTTAATGCCGATGGTTCTGTGTTGGTCAAAACCTATCATCGTACACACTCTGATGCACCAGCATTCGCCAGGAACGAACAGGACGGTATAAACGATGGAGATCCTGTTGATATCCCTGCTGATCAGTTCGTCTGCGTTCGGGTAGAAATGCCGACTGATTGTTTATTCAACCAAAAAAATTAAAGTTGCTGAGACAGCCCCGACTTAAGTTGAGAAATTTACAAACGGCATAATTCGAAGCGCGTGAGAAACTTAGAAACGAAACGGCGAAGCTTTAAGCAGCCGCTGCTGGGCCTGCATCTTGCGGACACTTACAAATAAAACTACTGTATATAAAAACAGTCTTTGAGGTGTGTGCAATGGAATTCATCAGGCCAACAGAACTGCGAGAAATTATCGCTCTCCCGCTTTTCAGTGACTTAGTACAGTGTGGTTTTCCAAGCCCTGCTGCTGATTACGTTGAACAGCGTATCGATCTCAATGAGTTACTGGTTTCCCACCCGAGCTCAACATACTTCGTCAAAGCCGCGGGTGATTCAATGATCGAAGCCGGGATTAGCGACGGTGATCTACTAGTGGTGGACAGTTCGCGCACAGCTGAACATGGTGACATTGTGATCGCCGCGGTGGAAGGGGAGTTCACTGTTAAACGTCTGCAGCTGCGCCCCACCGTACAACTCAACCCTATGAACAGTGCCTACAGTCCGATTGTTGTTGGCAGTGAAGACACACTGGACGTGTTTGGTGTTGTTACTTTCATCGTTAAATCTGCGAGCTGAATATGTTTGCTCTCTGTGATGTGAATTCGTTCTACGCATCATGCGAGACTGTATTCAGGCCGGACCTGAGAGGGCGCCCGGTAGTCGTCCTGTCGAACAATGACGGCTGCGTGATCGCGCGCAGCGCTGAGGCCAAGGCCGCTGGAATTACCATGGGCGAGCCGTTCTTCAAGCAAAAGGAGCTTTTCCGGCGCGCAGGAGTTGTGTGCTTCAGTAGCAATTACGAGCTGTACGCAGACATGTCGAACCGGGTGATGACGACGCTGGAGGAAATGAGCCCACGGGTCGAAATTTACAGTATCGACGAAGCTTTTTGCGATCTTACGGGAGTGCGAAACTGCCGGGACCTGACAGAATTCGGTAAGGAAATCCGCGCTACGGTTCTGAAGCGTACGCATCTTACCGTTGGTGTGGGTATTGCCCAGACAAAAACTCTCGCTAAACTCGCCAACCACGCCGCAAAAAAATGGCAGCGCCAGACGGGCGGGGTAGTTGACCTGTCAAATATCGATCGGCAGCGTAGGTTGTTGGCGATCGTGCCTGTAGAGGATGTTTGGGGCGTTGGTCGCAGAATCAGTAAGAAGCTAAATGCCATGGGCATCAAAACGGCTCTGGACCTCTCCGAGCAAAGCACCTGGATTATCCTCAAACACTTCAATGTTGTACTTGAGCGAACCGTCCGGGAGCTGCGCGGTGAGCCATGTCTGGATCTTGAAGAGTTTGCGCCAGCAAAGCAGGAAATCGTGTGTAGTCGTTCTTTTGGCGAGCGTGTCACAGAATACGAGCAGATGAGGCAAGCGATATGCTCTTACGCAGCGCGCGGTGCTGAAAAGCTTCGTGGCGAGCATCAGTATTGCCGCTTTATCTCTGCATTCGTGAAAACCTCTCCCTTCGCGCTTAATGAGCCGTATTATGGTAACAGTGCGTCCATGAAGCTTCTTACCCCCACTCAGGATTCACGCGACATCATTAACGCCGCGGTAAAGTGCCTGGACAAAATCTGGAAGGATGGCCACCGGTACCAGAAGGCAGGGATCATGCTTGGGGATTTTTTCAGCCAAGGCGTGGCCCAGCTCAACCTGTTCGATGAGAACGCGCCGCGTGTTGGTAGCGAGAGGTTGATGGAAGTTCTGGATTATCTGAACGGGAAAGATGGAAAGGGAACGCTTTATTTTGCCGGGCAGGGCATACAGCAGCAGTGGCAAATGAAGCGAGAAATGTTGTCGCCTCGATATACGACGAGATATTCAGACCTGCTTAGGGTCCGATAAATTTTCCTGATGTCTTGGGCCGCGTCAGGAGGAAAATTATTGCCGAACGTCTAGCCCTTCTGCCTCCTGTCAACAAGCCTAGCTTTCTGAGATACGCCAGGCGCAAGGAAATCAATATTAACATCAAACGATTAATGCAACAAAAATACGATTAAAGATATTTTATTGCGTGCCGATAGTGCTTTTTTAAAAGGAGAAATCTATGTCTGTCACAATTCAGGGGAATGCCTCAACTGCCATTTTAAACAACTCCGCCCCGGAAGGAACATCAAAAATAGCCAAAATCATGAGACAAATTCAAGTGCTGACTGAAAAGCTTGGGAAAATCTCATCGGAAGAGGGGATGACGCCAGAGCAGAAAAAAGAAATGGCTGCACTAGTACAGAAGCAAATTGAAAGCCTCAGAGTTCAACTTGAACAGTTGTTACGGCAGCAGGCAGAGAAACAGAATAAGGATGCGAAAGTTCAGCCTGATAACAAAGTAGAGAGAAAGGACGATACAAATACTGCCGGCACCATTGATATTTACGTCTGAGTGGTTGCCGTCTCGACACACGCATTAATCAGTGGCGTATTATCCCACCATTCGGGCGGGTAAGACCACAGGACTGGATCAAGATGCAGCTGCTCGTTGCGTTTGCTCAGGAGCAGCACCTTGGTACCGGGCGAGACGATGTTCCTGCCTATAGGTTCCGGGTCGTATGGAATGTCGCGATCGACTTCATCGGCCAGATAGGCCAGATAGGCCAGATAGGCCAGATATTCTTCACGCGTTTGAGCTTGTGCAAAACGTCCGCACAT